AAGTATGTGATTGCTGCGGTAAACGAATTAAACACAAAGAAGTTTTGAGTATGAATCTTAAATTACATGGCAGAAACATTGAGAAATTTTATTGTAAGAAATGTTTTATGAAAGAATATGGTTGGGATTCTGAAGCATGGAATTATCAGATTGATATGTTTAGACAAGCAGGATGTGAGTTATTTTGAAAGGAGATTAAATTGGAAGAACCAAATTATATAACAGTTGGACAGCTTAAAAAAGAGTTAGAAAAATATTCAGATGATACGCCAGTATTGTTCGGTTGCGATATGGAAGACGAATTTGCTGAAACAATTGAAGACGACACTATCACAATCGATTATGGAATAGGTTATCGCAATTGTAGGATTGTGAGAATTTGTTAAGGAGGATTTATGTCTAAAAAATTAACAAGAGAAGACTAGGGGGTCTTTGGACGCAACCCTGTTACAGTAAGAGATCTTATCTCTAAGCTAGAAAAATTTGATAAAGACTTGATTATAATAAGTGGAATTAATACGTATAACGAAACAATTACCACTTTAAAAGAAATTGACGTTCAGGACATTGTCTTGGATGACGGAACGCTTATTTCTGGATCAGTGGTACTTATTTCATAGGAAATAATCAATTTACATAAAAGAAATATTTAATTTGCGAAAGGAGTGGTAAGCGTATGTTCACGAACGATAAACCTTTCATAGTATCGGGAAGTCTAAAAGATACATTTAACGGGACGTTGGAAAAGACATTGAGATTCATTGTTGATATTTATGGAGAAACAGCAGATGAATTACGTGGAATTAAAGAAGTAGACGGAAAGTTATACTTTGGATGGATACCGACAAAAAACAGAGATGACGATGCTTTAGATGAAGAATATATGAAACAGTGGGATATTGTATTGTCTGGAGATATTATGAAACCATCTTTCAATATGTTGATAGAGATTATCATTAATTGGTTGAATAGTGACAACGCAGTATACGAGTATGACAGATTATATTATGAAGAAGATGATCTTGATTACGCTGAAGAGTTGATCAAAGGATGGACGATTTCTTCTATTACATATGATGACAATTGCCCAAGTTTTAGCGTATTTTCTGTTACACCACGATGGGGAGAGATTGGCAAATGATTGAAATTTTAAAAGAAGGAACAAAGAAAAAGACAACCTGTAAAAATTGTGGCGCAGTTTTAAGTTATGAAATGGAAGATGTATGTAGGTGTCAAAATTCTCCATGGGATACTGGACATGGATATATTATAGATTGTCCAGATGTTGAAGCATTCGGTCACATTACATGTCCGCAGTGCAATTATAGAATCGACGTTTGATATATAAAATAAGATAGAAAGGTGGTGAAAAGCAGTGCATCCTAACCGATTTTTTGATGAATGCGCTATCAGAACAGGAATTGATACAGTTGAAATTTTTGATGAAGAATTACGATCTAAGCTACGTGATACACACCCAAAGAACTTTATCAAAACAAGAATAGAATTGCCAGTATATCAAATCAAACTAGCATATTTTACAGCAAAGGGAAACTATAAAAATGCATACAGATATGCAGTATTCAACTCAAAAGATGATAACGAGTATTCTGATTTTTGGCTCGATATGTTTGTAAGAGATTACAATAATGAGAATCCAGATCATCCAATGAAAGATTGCGAAATCTTAGATATGAAATATATCGGAGACGCTGTGCTGCCGATTGGTTAGGCTTCAACCATCTGTGCTAATTACCTTTAGAATATAAAGGTTTTCACGAAGATATGATTCAACGGATCGTTGGTTAGATTGTATCGAAAAAGTAATGTGATAGTGATGTAAAAAGACACTCACCAAGTATGGCTTTACCTCACGGAAAACGAAATAAATTTTCGTGAGGAAGTACATTTGGTTAAGAAACCTAAGAATATTGATGAATTATTGGACACATGCCCTGTAAACAAGACAATTTGTGACAACATGATTCGGGCATGGTCAATTATAAACAGAACTGATTATAAAAAGATTTTATGCTCAATTTCTGGCGGAGCTGACAGTGATGTGATGCTAGACATTATATGGAAATGCGACATACATAACAAGGTTGATTACATGTGGTTTGATACTGGTTTAGAGTATCAAGCAACTAAAGATCATCTGAAATATCTTGAAACCAAATATGGTATTGAGATCATCCGACAGAAAGCAATCAAAGCAATTCCGTTATCGTGCAAGATATATGGGCAACCATTTATGTCCAAGTATGTCAGCGAAATGATGTATAGATTGCAAGGTCACGGATTCCAATGGGAAGACAAACCATTTGATGATTTATACAAGAAGTATCCGAAGTGCAAATCTGCTCTTATGTGGTGGTGTGATTCACACGGTACGTTAAATAATGGCAAAAGATTGAGTAGTTTCAACATTAACTACAACAGATTTTTAAAAGAATTTATAGTCCAGAATCCACCGCAATTTAAGATTTCTGGGAAGTGTTGTAACTATGCTAAGAAAGATGTATCTCATAAAGCAATAAAAGACAATGGGTACGATCTAAGTATTGTAGGTGTTCGGAAAGCCGAAGGCGGAGTAAGGGCATCAAGATATAAAAGCTGTTTTGATAAAAAAGTCGGGCAGTGTGATCAATATAGACCAATTTTTTGGTATTTGGATAGCGACAAATCAGAATATTGTGCATATTTTAAGATTAGTCACTCGGATTGTTATAGCAGATATGGGTTAAAAAGGACAGGCTGTTGTGGGTGTCCGTTCGGTAAAGATTATCAAAACGAACTTGATATCGTCAAACAATTTGAGCCAAGAATGTATAACGGTATCTGTAATATATTTAAAGATTCTTATGAGTATACAAAACAATATAGAAAATTTGTAAAGGAGAGAAAACTTGACGTTAGATAAAGAAGATATTTATGACATTGCCAAGGCGGTCGTAAAAGTAATTGAAGATAAAGACATGATGAAGTCGGAAGAAAATGATTGTACATCAGAAAAAGTAGAGCTTCAAACATTAAATGCTGGTGATACCTTTAAGGTAGCAGGGTATGAATGGATCGTATTAAATCAGTTTAAATATGCTCAAACTTGTTTTTGCATCATGAAAGATTTTTTGAGTGATACAAAGCCATTCGACACATATTGTAACAGATGGGAACCTAGTCGTCTTCGTCACGATTTAAAATATATCGGATGTGAAATTGAAGATAATTGTCATCATGATGTGTTGCAGTATATGGAACGTGATTTAATGGCACTTGATGGAACAATGGCGAATGAAATAAGTATTGATAAAGTTTCTTTACTAACTTTAGACGAATATAGGCTATACAGGGAGTATTTAGAGTACCCAACAAAATTTCCAGGTCATATTGAATGGGTATTATTAACTGCCGTATCAGAAGAAAATTGTTCAGCTATTTGTGCTGTTGATACATGTGGTGTTGTCAAACAATGTTATTGTGCGGAGTCTTTTAACATTCGTCCAGTATGTACATTTAGATCAGATGTACTAGTAGAGAGAGTGCACTCATGAATGCAAATGATAAGTTAAAGAAATGGATCAATCATAATTATTTGACAAAAGGAGATAGAAGAATGATTACAGATAAAACAAAATGGGATGACGAAAACTATTATAGCAAAAATTTCAAAGAAATCATGTACGACAAAATTACAGAAGGAATTGATTTAACGGAAGGCGAGCTTAAAGAATTAATTTATGATTATCGGCACATACATGTAGATGAGACTTCAAGAGATGACCTGAGATGGGTTAAGCCAATGACAAGCATTATTAAAATTCGAGACAAGTATTTTGCGATTGATTGGTTTAAGGGGCTGACAGAAATGCAGGGAGATGAATTCTATGATCAGCCATACGAAGTGAAGAGAGTAGATAAAATGGTTCCTGTAACTGAATGGGTTCCAGTAAAACAGGATTCATAAAATAAATGTTTTGTGTACAAAAAAAGATACCACCTCAATTAAGAAGTGGTATCTCGTATACAAAATTACACCGTTTCCAAACTAAGTTGATTTATGTGCAAATTTATTATAGCACAGGAAGGAGAAATATGGAACAGGTTTTTACATCAGACTATGAGGATGTTTATAAAGTTAAAGATGGCGTAATGTTTCACGTTAAGAAATATAGCAGGGTGCGTGATGAAAAAACTGGTAGATACCGATGTATTAAGCTTGAAGATAGAATGAAGCTTAAAAACTATATTAAAGATAAGAGCTATCAAAATTGTTGTTTAAAAATTGCAAGTGAAGATGTGCATATTGACAACGGGTTTTGGTCTGGTGAGTATACATTGATCCAGAAAGGTTCAGTGTTTGACGGTGATTTTATTATTAAACCAGTTAGTCCACATTTTTATCGGTATGAAATTAAAACATCTGGAGACGCATTTAATGGAGATATTATCCAAATGAATAAAATGGTTAAAGATATCATGGAAGTAATAAATGGCGAAGTGTATAAGGATATTTTTGAGCAGTTAAATCAAATTGGGGACCTTCGTTATAAACCACATTATGAGTAAGAGAAATAAAATTTGACTTTGAAATAAGAAAAGGAGAGATAAGAAACTTGGCAAAAGAAAGAGCGTTAGCACATATTGAAGAAATTGCATGGATTAAACCAATTGATGGTGCAGATAATATCGAACTAATTGGCGTTCTTGGTTGGGTATTAATCGCAAAAATTGATGAATTTAAAGTTGGGGACAAAGCTGTATTTGTTGAAATTGACAGCAAATGCCCAGCAGATGATGAGAGATTTGCTTTTCTAGAGAAGAAGCATTATAAGGTCAAAACAATGAAACTCGGAAAATTTAAATGTTTTAGTCAAGGGTTAGCATTACCACTTACATTATTCCCAGAATTATCTGATAGAAAACTTGGTGATGATGTTACAAAGGAATTAAGAATTACATATTCTTCCGAAGAAGATCGTAAGAGAAAATCGAATAAAGTAGATACAAACGCTAAATATAAAGCTATGGCTGCAAGACATAAAGAATTTTTCTCGAAACCAATCATCAGAAAAATCATGAGGTACGACATTGGTAGAAAAATTTTATTCTTGTTCTTTGGTAAGAAAAAAGATAATCCTAAACAGTTCCCATCATGGATTGTGAAGACAGATGAAAACCGAATTGAAAATTGCCCATTCTATCTTGAATCTAATGAGGAGTGGGTTCAAACAGAGAAAATTGATGGAACGTCTTGCACATATGCTGTTGATCGGATGAAACGTGGCAAAAACAAATTCGAGTTTGTTGTATGTAGTAGAAATGTCCGACAGGCTGACAGAGATCAGGAATGTTATCATGACTCAAATATCTACTGGGAACTTGCCGACAAATATAATATTGAAAAGGTTTTAAGTGACTATGCTATTGCAAATAATTACGATCGTGTTGTTTTACAGGGAGAAGGTACAGGTAGCGTACAAGGAAATCCTTATAAATTGAAAGACAATCGCTTATTCGTATTCAATTTGGTAGTTGAAGGAATTCGTAAAGGTACACAGGAAATGGCAAAATTCTGTGAAGAAAACAACTTAGAACATGTGCCAATTATCAACGAACACTACAAAACGCCTGACACGATGGAAGAGATTAAACTTCAGGCTGATGGATTCAGTATTATCAATCCAAAAGTTAAAAGAGAAGGATTTGTATACAGAAGTCTTGACGGACAGCAAAGTTTCAAAAATGTCAGCAGAGAGTATCTGCTAAAACACCAGTAAAATAAAGGGTTTTTGACGATTGGATTTTTACATAAAACTCGAATTTTATAACACGAAAGGAGAATCATGAGCGAAAGAAAACCAAGACTTACACTATTATGTGGTTTATCCGCATCAGGCAAATCACAATACATAAACACTGTTTTACAAGACAGTGGCAATGAAGTTATCACCATATCAACAGATGGTATTAGAGAAAATATATGTGGAAGAGTAGAAGATCAGTCCAAAAATAAAGAAGTATTTCAGACATTTCATAGTCTAATCGTTAAATATCTTAAAAATGGTATTGACGTTGTAGCTGAAGCAACGAATATTACTATGAAGTCAAGACGATCTATTCTCAACGTAATTAAAGGTATTGATTGCGAGAAGGTTTGTGTAGTCATCGTAAAACCAATTGGTGAATGTAAAAAAGACAACATTGACAGAGAACATCCAGTTCCAGGACATGTAATTGACAAACAAGCAAGGAAATTCCAGATTCCATTCCTTGAAGAAGGATGGGATGAAATTAAATTTGTTGATCATATTCACAATAAAGACAAGTATAACTATAGACTTGAAAAGACATGGATTCCAGAAGAGTATAACGACTTTGACCAGAAGAATCCGTATCATATGGAATCTCTTGGCAAACATATGACAGATGCCTATGATTTTTCAAAAAAGATTCATAACGATTATTCAGTGTTA